CGATTTGGATTTTCTTTCGACGCAGATTAGCGATTCTTCTTATGCGTTTAGTTCTGGCAACAACACGTTGACAATACCAACTTCGTCGTTTGTTTCTTTGCAAACGTTTGAGGTCATTGACGGGACAGGCAATTCGACTCCGCTTTTGGCGATTGGGAAAGAATATATTCAAAATGTTTATGGGTCAGGCTCTTCAACAGCTTTGCCAAAATACTTTGCGGTTTATGGCGGGGACTCTGCAACGACAGGGAAAACGTCGCAAAATATCATTGTTGGCCCAACGCCAAATTCAGCATACGCCGTTCGGTTGACTGGAACAGTTCGATCGACGCCTTTATCTGCCGCAAACTCGACAACATTTATCAGCGTTTATCTGCCGGATTTGTTTATTATGGCTTCAATGATTTACATCTCTGCTTATCAGCGTAACTTTGGCCGACAGTCCGACGATCCTCAAATGGCGCAAAGCTATGAAAGCCAATACCAAGCTCTCAAAGCAAGCGCGTTGGTTGAAGAAAACCGCAAGAAGTTCGAGGCGGCGGCTTGGACAGCCTACTCACCATCCCCTGTCGCTTCACCAACGAGGTAACCTCCCATGCCTCACGCAACAATGAAGCTGATCCCTGGTATTGATACCTACAAGACACCTGCCTTGAACGAGGCGGCGTTTTCAAAATCTCAGCTTATTCGTTTCGTGCCAGACCGCTCAGGCATGGGCCTCATCCAAAAAATGGGAGGTTGGGTTCAGTGGGCAACACAGGTTACCCCAAACATAAATGAACTTCATCCTTGGGAAGACTTAAACACAAACAAACGCCTTGCAGTTGGGGCAGACGATAGCCTTTCTTTTATTGAATACGACAACGACACAAACACGGCTGGGAACCAAGTTTTTATCACTCCAGAAGAAACTTCTTCGGATTCTCCTATTGAAACAAGCACCGTAACTTTTACAAGCGCGTCTCCAACGGTTGTAACGGCTGCGGTTACTCTTTCAGGCGCAAGTTGCGTAGGAACGGCTTTAGCAACTACAGGTAGTCCTGCGTTATTGGTGGGGATGACCATACTTTCTTCTGGGTCAATATCACTTGGTAAAATTGTTAGCGGTTCTGCTAATTCTTGGGTTGTTTCTATTGGAGGAACCTATTCTTCCCAAACAATGACTGCGACAATAGGAAAAACAGCCCCAGGAACTCCAATTGTATTTTCAGGCGGTTCTTTGCCGACAGGAGTGACGGCAGGAACAGTGTATTACATCGCTACAAGTCCTGCTCCAACAATAACAACATTTCGATTGTCCACGACGATCGGCAGTGCTGCAAACGTTAATACTTCTACGACAGGTAGTGGCACTGCAACAGTCCCGTTTGCATCCACAACAAGTGGATCTTCAACCGTAACAATTTTTGACACAGGACTTGGAGTTCAAACAGTAACATTTACAAATTCGTCCGTGACATTAGTTCCAACTGTTGTCACAGCGGCTGTAACTCCAATTGCAAACACAGAAGTTGTATTTTCTTCAACATTAACTGTCCCAACAGGAATGACCGCAGGGACATCTTATTATGTTTTGCCTTTGACGGACACAACGTTCAATCTTTCAACAACGCTCGGTGGAGCAGCAGACGTAAACACAACGACCGCTGGCACTGGGACAATTACAATGTATGCTCCGGATCAAATCCGAGATGGGTTCTCGGTTTATATTCAAACCCCGATCAGCATTTCTAATTTGTTTATCTCAGGCGTTTACTCAGTAACTTCTTTCGTTCCAAGTACGTATTATAATATTTATCAAATCAACGTTGGAACAGTTGCAACATCAACCACTGGCGTTGCAACAATTCCGTCTTTTGATCCGACAAACGGGACTTCATTGGTTGAAGTTGAGCAAGCTAACCATCCGTATCAACAGGATGGCTATACTGCAACTTTTTTAACATCAACCACCTCTGCTGGGTTAACGATTTACGGCAATTATTTCACCACCTACGTTAGCTCAACAAAATATCAAATAACTTCTTCTTCCGCCGCAACAAGCGACACAGCATTCTTGATGAACGGCGGAAATGCTCACTATCAATATTATTTTAATATCCCTTCGGCATTTGCGGCGGCGGGTTACGGAGCAAACCCAACTGGCTACGGCGGCGGCGGGTACGGCGCGGGAGAGCCTCTGATTTATCCTTCTGCCCCAACAATCACAACGACTGATTGGGTGATTAATAATTTTGGCGAGATTCTTACTGCAAACTCAGAAAACGGGCCACTTTATTATTGGTCTCCAAGTCAAAACACTTCAACAGCGTTTTTGTTGGAAACTGCACCGTTGACCAATACGGGTCATTTCATTGCAATGCCTTCAAGGCAAATTGTAGCCTACGGCTCAACCGTAACAGGCATTCAGGATCCGTTGTTGATCCGGTGGTCGGATGCCGGAGACGCAACCGTTTGGCAAGCCTCCGCAAACAATCAAGCCGGATCTTTCCGAATTGCGGAAGGTAGCATGATTGTTGGCGGAATTCAGGCTTCGCAACAGGCTTTGATTTGGACAGATTTGGCTGTTTGGGCAATGCAATATGTTGGCTATCCAAACGTGTTTGGGTTCAACAAGCTCGCAGACGGTGTTGGATTGCTTGCGAAAAAAGCGGTTGGTATTCTTGGAAGGGCGACATATTGGATGTCTCCTGGAGGATTTAACGTTTTGGCTGATGGTGGGCCACAAGACATGGCATGCCCTGTTTGGGATCAGATATTCCAGAATTTGAATACAAATTACGTTAATTTGATCCGTTGCGCGACAAACTCAATTTTTGACGAGGTTACTTGGTATTACCCATCCATCAATGCAACCTATAATGATTCCTACGTCAAATATAACACAACGACTCAGGCTTGGGACTATGGATTGTTGGATCGGGTTGCGTGGTGCGATCAGTCGGTTATTGGTTCGCCAATTGGGGCGGACACCGATGGTTACATTTGGCAACATGAAATTGGTTACAATGCTGGTAATTCACCAATGGTTTCGTCGTTTGAAACGGGTTACATGCAATTGAACGACGCAGACAGCTTGATCTTCATTGATCAAATTTGGCCTGATTTTAAATGGCAAACGACCGCCCAACAATCGACTGGTTCATCAACCTCAGCGACAATGTATTTAACTTTTTACGGGGCTGATTATCCAGGCGATACGCCAACGCAGTACGGTCCATACACCATGAATCAGCAAACTCAATATTTGAGTGTTCGAATCAGAAACCGTTTGCTTCGCATTTCATGTTCAACTGCAAATGCGGCAGGAGTTGCTACCTCCGGAACATTTTTCCGAATTGGTGCTCTGCGTTACCGTGCTCAAATGGATGGGAAATTCTAATGGCAAGTCTTGACGATATCCTCACCACCCAGAAAAACGGTGTTATTGCAATTGGTGAATACACCAACACATTGTCAAGGTTGGCTGGAACAAACAACACAAAAGAGATTGCGGCAGCAACAACTTACCAAGTCAAAGTTGGCAAAGGTTGGCTCGCCAACATTTCCGTTATTGTTGCAGGAACTACAACAGGGACAATGTACGATTCCTCCAACACCAACTCGCTAACAGGTTTGCGGATTTACATCATCCCCAACACGGTTGGCGTGGTTCAAATCCAAGTCCCGTTCACTGACGGCCTTGTCATCACCACCGGAACAGGACAGGTTGCTTCTGTCACTTATACGTGAGGTCATTATGCCGTTGAAAAAAGGCTCTTCCCAAAAAACAGTCAGCTCCAATATCTCGGAGATGATGCACTCTGGTCACCCGCAGGATCAATCCATCGCGGCGGCGTTGAACGTTGCTCGGAACACAAAGGCACTTGGCGGTGGTTTGTACGCCAACATTCACGCCAAACGCGAGCGCATCGCCCACGGCTCAAAAGAAAAAATGCGTTCTCCTAATGCAAAGGGCGCACCGACCGCCAAAGCGTTTAAAATTTCTGCTCGGACGGCGAAGGCGGGTGGTGGTCCATTTGCCGACATGTCTTACACCAAAGCTGACATGTCATATACAAAGCCTGATTTTCCTTATCCGGTGAATAAAGTTCATGAAGGCCCGATCCACTCTCCGGTTGCCGGACGAACAGATCATTTGCCAATGAATGTTGATTCCGGATCTTATGTGATTCCGGCTGATATCATTTCAGCAATGGGCGAAGGCAACACAATGGCGGGGTTTAAGGTCGCCAGAAAGATGTTCTCCTCACAACCCTACATGCAGAATGACAAACAGCCCTACGACCCTTCTCCGAGCCCGTATGCCGAAGGCAAACCATATGGCGCAAGAGCATCCGGCGGGGCGACTCCTGTAGAGATTGTGGCGGCGGGTGGAGAATATGTTATAAAGCCTGATGATGTTGTTAAAATTGGCGGTGGCGACATGGATCATGGGCATGAAATTCTCGATAATTTTGTTAAACAATATCGAAAGAGAACTATTGAAACGTTGAAAAAGTTACCTGGCCCTAAGAGAGATTGATTATGGAAAAAGAACTCAGCGTTCGTGTTGGCACGCCGGAAGACATCGATGGGATGATGAAACTGGCTACTGCGGCATGCGAAGAGAACGGTTTGACCAATCCTAATCCAATGAAGCTCTTAGGCGAACTTTGGGCGGGGCTGACAAGGGATCACGGGATTGTCGGTATTATTGGCAATCCTGAAGAGCAATTTGAAGCCGCAATTTTATTGCGCAC